ATCCACACTCATCCTTATTACGAGGCTAATCAACTAGCCTTTATACACGACGAGATTCAAATGGAAACCACCTTTAAAAATGAACAACACATTAAGTACGTTCTGGAACTTTCAGCGGGAAATGCTGGAGACTATTATGGAACGAGAGTACCAATCACAGCAGATACACAAAGTGGACACTCTTGGGCAGATGTCCACTGAGGAGAGGAACGCCTTCGGACCAAGACTAGGTGATATCGGTGAGCATTTTGTATGTGCTATGGCCCTTTATAATGGCGCTGAAGTATATAAAAATATCAGCGGTGTCGGCCCAGCAGATCTAGTAATAAAGCCGAAAGAAACCGGCTTATTATATGAAATAGATGTAAAAACGGCATCCTGGAACAAAGAAAAAGGTAGCTGGGAAGCAGATAATACTCATCGAGTTAAGCCTCCTCAGTGGGCCGTGGCATTCATTCCTGAGAAGGATAATCCTCATATTAGGTGGCCTTATATCCATGGTGGCGATAATAGAGGTAATAGGCCTTTTAAATGCCCACCTGGCCTAGAGGATTTTTGGAACTCATGAAGCTACTAATTGACGCAGACTTTATCGTTTATAAATGCTGTGCTGCTGCAGAAGACGAAGTAGATTGGGGAGATGATGTAGTTCTAGTTACCAGTCGCTTCAGTGAAGCCTACAAATCAGCACTTAATGAGATTACAAAGATTAGAACTGAATTTGGTGATTTCACTGAAGTGATTCTATTCTTCTCCCATTTTAATAATTTTAGGAAAAAAATTTATCCAGCGTATAAGGGGCATCGAAATAGAAAGAAGCCTTGTGGATATAAAAGAGTCATTTCAGCACTTCATGATGACTACCAAGTAGTTATCCTACCAGAGCTAGAAGCAGACGATTCTATGGGTATCTATGCCACTAAATATCCTGGCAACATAATAGTCAGCCCTGATAAAGATATGAGGCAGATACCTGGACAACTTTATGATTTTAATGAAACAACACTCATTAAACCTGAAGATGGATTACATTGGCATTACATTCAGACTCTTGCCGGTGACGCAACCGATGGTTACTCTGGCTGTCCTGGTATTGGTGTTAAGCGGGCTACTGCACTCTTTGAAAAGAAGGGTTATAACTGGAATACAATTAAAGAGGTATTTGCTGAAAAAGATCTTAATGAAGATGTTGCCCTTATGAATGCACGCCTCGCAAAAATCCTTACTAAAGATTACTATGATGACACAAGACAAGTACCTATCCTCTGGAGTCCCGAAACCGATAACAACACTGACAATGGAACAGGATCTTCAAATGAGGGTACTGTTTGACGCTATCACTAAAAGTGAGACAGATAAAGAAGATCTAAGCATACTAATCATGTCTCTACAACATCAGAACTACGTTCTGTCCAACTCAATGATGAATTTAGTAAAGAAATGGCCAACCATCCATCAGACACCAGAGGACCAGACTACTACAAAAGAGGTAAAGCCCAAGTTTGGGACTTTATTCGGGATAACAATTTAAACTTCCACCTTGGTAATGCAGTTAAATACATTACTAGGGCAGGTTACAAAGACAGTAAGAAAGAAGACTTAATCAAAGCAATCCACTACCTAGAGAATGAACTCGAACACACCATCAACACTACAGCAACAAGCCCAGGAGTTTCGGAAGTCTTACCGTATCCCGAATTCAAAGACGGTTTCTCAGAGATCAGTTCAGAAGAATCTGATCGTAGAGGAGTTTAAAGAGTTCTTAGAGGCAGAAGGTATGTTATTCAAACATAACCCTGCTTTCACCACAGATACACTGAAGGAATTAGCTGATCTAGTCTATGTCTGCTATCAGTATGCAGAAAACATGGACTGGAATCTTGATGAAGCAATGGATCGAGTACATGAATCTAACATGTCAAAGCTCGGAGAAGATGGTAAACCTATCTACCGAGAAGATGGCAAGGTCTTAAAAGGTCCAAACTACAAACCACCAACATTAACAGACTTGATATGACAAACGAACTAATCTCCCGTACAGGTCGGGTACAAAACTGGATGGATAATCCAGAGGGACGGTTGCCAGTGAGCTGCACAGTCTATGTCGTAGAGGATTCTATGGACGAGGGACGTGACTCAATTGAAAACAGCTGGAGATTCGTCTCTCATGCTCTCCGATATGGAGCAGGAGTTGCAGTGCATCTATCAAAGCTCAGACCCAAAGGAGCGGAAAACGGAAAGGGTCTTACAGCTTCTGGCCCTGTATCATTCGGTAAAATCTACTCAATATTAAATGAAACACTTAGACGAGGCGGGATCTGGAAAAATGGCGCTTGTGTTCTGCATTGCGATCTCAGCCATAGCGACATTCTCGATTTTATTAATACCCCGCGACATGAACTCCCGTGGGTCAAGCGATGTGTCAATCTCAATTCCGAAATGTGGAACGACGCAAGCGATGAACTCCGTGAAACCCTGCTATACGGAATTAAGAGCGGAGACATCTGGCTCAACAAAATAAAATACGATAACAATGGAAACAGAATATATGGAAACGTCTGTCTTGAGGTATACTTGCCCTCACGAGGAACATGCCTCTTACAGCATGTCAATCTCGGTGCCTGTGAAATCGAAGACCTCAACAAGGCTTTCTTTGATGGTATGTCCCAACTGTGCGATCTTCATGGCCGAACAGGTGTTGGAGAATCTGGAGAATACCTTCCCTCAGAGACAGACAGACAGGTTGGACTGGGAATGCTCGGACTCGCCAACTTCCTACGGAGGAACGGAATAACCTACGCTGAATTCGGTGATGCTTTAGAGCAACTGAATACGAGTACTGTAGGTGGAAGTGATCCAAGAGCTTGGTCTGCAGCATTACATTTACGTAATGCAATCAACCAAGCTGCACAAGTAGCTAAGTGGCATAAGATGGAACGAGCATTCTGTATAGCACCTACTGCTAGTTGTTCATACAGATCAACAGATAAGGATGGCTATACAGCCACACCTGAAATTGCACCTCCTATAGCAAGGAAGGTGGATAGAGACAGTGGCACCTTTGGTGTTGAAAGTTATGACTACGGTGAAGTAGAAATAGCTAGTAAAGTAGGTTGGAATGCTTACAAAAAAGTAGCTGATCAGATCATGATCATGCTTAATAATACGGGACTTCTTCATGGATACTCATTCAACTCTTGGAGTGATGTTGTAACCTACAACGAACAATTTGTGGAAGAGTGGCTGCTATCACCGCAGACCTCCCTTTACTACTCCTTGCAAGTAATGGGCGACACTCAAGATAAGACTGATGTATATGCAGCAGCTGATTGGGATGAAGTCGATGGTTACTTGCAGGATATTTTAAACGAACCTGTTGAATGTAACTGTGGAGAATAATGAGGAAAGATCCTTATCAGAAATTACTGGACCGTAAGCGGAAGTGGTCCCCCGTACAAACCACCGCTGGAAAACTAAAAGAAGGAAGTGAAGAAACTATATTGCGTGCGTTATCGATTCGCCATATGGAACTACCTGTTGGTGAGTGGATTAGAGAAGGTCTTAAGCGTGAAGTACCAGCGTACGCGAGGCCGGTTTTGGAATCGAATATTGAAGACGAGACGAATCACGACCTCGCTCTCAATTACGTCGCCAATGCTCTCGGTACTGATCCTAAATCTGAGGAGGAAGTCCTTAAGCTCAGAGAAGCTTGGCTTGCTCATCCAGATCACACGATCCTCAAAGCACTTGTTGCCGAGCGTGCAATTTTCTTTGTACTACTCCCTTTTTTTAGGTTTAACGGTGACGCTGGATTAAGAACAGTTAGCGCGGACATTAGTAGAGATGAACAGATTCATGTGGCCTCTCATTCTCTTGTATGTAGAGAGTTGGGTTTGGCTCCTAGTGGCAGTTTGGATAAACTTAGGAAGGCCACCATTAACTGGATTATGGAACCCCTAGGTACAAATACTACCGACAAATATTTAAACAAAAAATTCTGGCTGGATTCAAGTGATCGCCTGATGTATGAAGGCAGGGCACCTGAACTTTCTGACACCAAGCGTGGACGAATGCCAGCCTTCTTCGAGCACTCGAATGTCAATCTCCCGAAATATGCTTGAGGCCATAGTTGGTCCTCAATTTGATCACCACCTCCTGGATGAACTCCGGGAGGTCTTTCCACCAGTGACTCCTATCCCTACAGATACGGTTTCACAAATTATGTACACAGCTGGCCAACGTTCAGTTGTTGAATGGCTAACTAAACGAATGGAGGATGAAAAATGAGTTGGATGAAAGGGGTTGGCCCTTTAAAGAGTGTAAAGAAATACGGTATAAAGAAAGGACTATCTAAAAACTGGTATAGTTCAAGTAAATATCATAAAAAGAATAGAAAAGAGATTAAGAAGGGTAGTTTCTGGGGCGTTAGAAATAACCCTCTCTATGAAGTAGCAGCAGAGGCTCTTGGCTACGACTGGGATGACTGGGTTAAGAAAGCTAGAAAGTCAGCAGTTAGTGGTAAGACAAGAGTACAGGCAATGGTTAGGGAAGCACGCCAACCAACCAATGCGGAGATATGGTTAGGTGACGATGGTTCAGCTCAATACGAATGGATGACCGTTGATGAAGCGGAATCACGAGGTTTATCTTATAAAGGACATAAGACAACCCGTTGGAAGAATAAAAAGACTGGTGAAATAGTT